GTTTGATGTGAATTGGAACACAGAGATCGAAGTTGATGATGTTGATGAAGACGGCAAACTTCGTGGTAAGCGAAAGATGACCGGTCGCGAGATTGCCGCATATCTCTTAGGTCTCGACTATACTATTGGCAAACAGGGTCGTGTTGCTGAAGGTTTTATGAACTGGCAGCGTAAGCATCCCATGTTGATGTCTGTTACTGATCGCGTTGCCGGAGGTGTTGCCGCCGCCGCTGCTCTGCGCATGGGTGCTAAATCCCGAGGTTCCGTTGGTGGCGCCAGAACTTCCTACGAAGAGTATTATGACGCTGATGGTGTTCGAAAAGGCGTTAAGGTAGGTCGATACGAGAATATTCCGTTAAAATATTGATGATTTTTTTTGGAAGTTCATTTTTTTTGTTTATATTTGTATTGTCAAACCATTAAACTTTCATTCATTATGAAAAATTCACCCAAATTCCCCAACAATTCGGCTTTTTCGTTTTTTTGTACTTTTTTGAAGCAGAATGGCGCCTATGGTTCTTTTATGCGTAATTTTTCTGAACATCGGCGTTTTCCTTATTGTGTATCGCTTGAGAATTGTACTCCCGATTGCTATCTTATTTACGCCTTTCATTGGCCATCGTCTCCCGAAGGAGGAAAATACTGGGAGATCCTCAACGATAAATGGAAGCTTATTTTGAATCTCTTAAACTTTTAATTTAAATATCTTTATGTATCAGATTGCAATTCGCCGTATCGCTCCCGAAGTAAAAGTTTTTGATTTTGCTTTTGGTTCAATCATCGACGGTCATTTCTCGCCTGCCGATGTCGACATTCTCCCCGCCGAAGTCCTTGACTTTGTTTGTTTTTCGGACCTTTTGAGTTCGCGATCTTATATCAAGGCTGATTGTGTGGCTGATTTTGCGAAGGTCGTTCTAAGTGCTGGCGCTACCTTTGAACTTTATCCTAATTTTGTTGTATTTACTTTACCTGAAGGTTATGTCACGGAAAAAGAAAAAGAGTAGGGGGAATGGTACCCGCGTAGTCCGTCGCCCTGTCCTTGGTAATGTTTTGTAGTATGAATTTTTCTGATCATCCTCGTAGCTGTCCGGTCATCGAAGGTCAACCCCTTCGATGGTCGGTCGGTTATTATCTCGGTCGGCGTCGCTTTACGTTTGCCTGGTTCGCCGACTTTGACGCTGCGTGTCGTTATTTACAGTCTATGTCTGTATCTTATCCTCATTTTAAAATAGATTTACTTCAATCTCTTTTTTAATGCCTTGCTCTCATCCTATATGGATACGGAATCGGCGTTATTCCCGGAAAGATGTTCCTTTTCGGGAGATTTCTGATTACGCTAAGAGTTCTCTTGCTCTTGCACCTTGGGACATATCTCGCCAATGGTTAATGGTTCCTTGTGGTAGGTGTGAGGATTGTCTTCGTAGACTTCGTAACGATTGGTTTGTTCGTCTTGAACGTGAACTTGCCCGCTGTAAGGCTGAGAATCAGCAGGCGATTTTTATTACCATAACTATTTCTCCTAAATATTATGAAGAATCATTGCGTAATCCGGCTTGCTTTATCCGCCGATGGAATGAGCGTGTTCGACATAAAATCGGCCACTCCTTTAAGCATGCGTTTTTCCAGGAGTTTGGCACCCATCCCGAGTCGGGCCAATATCCACGCCTTCACTTTCACGGTTTCCTCTTTGGAACCAATGTCTTGTACAATGAAATTAGGTCCGCTGTTGGTGACCTTGGATTTGTATGGCTTGCGAAAGGCACGCATAAGCGTGCGAGATATGTCGTCAAATATGTTACTAAGCAGATTAAATTTGACCCTGCGCAAATCTCCGATCAAAATCTCTTTATAGATGGAAAACTTATGCCTTTGGCTCGAGTCCTCGAGCATCGACGTTATACGAGAAAATTCGTATCTGCTGGCGTTGGTGATTATCTTGGCAATCGCCCTGCCCCTTCTGTTTCTGTTTCGTCTTGGTCTTATATGGACTTTAAGACTGGTGTCAATTACAATTACTCGATTCCTCGATATTATAGTAGGTATCTTCAACAGAATGACCAATACATTCGCGCGATTCGCTCTGCAGACGCTTATTCACGTTTTAGCAGGTCTGCTCTGGTTCGCCGTGTCGTTGATCTGTGTGTTGAAAAATTTTTACCCTCTTCCGCCTTATCCTCTCGAGAAACGTATTCATGGGAAATGAAAAAGTTTCGTGAATTCGCTTCTGCTGGTCCTATTCCTGCTATTGACCCTCCTACCTGGCTCGATCGTGATATTATTGAGTCCTGGTATGACTTTTATGGCCTTTCATTAACTTAATTTTTCTTATATGGCAAAACAGAGTTTTATTTCTCATACTGTGAACGGTTATTCGCGGTATGATGTTCCGGAGTCTAAGGCGTTCACTTGTACTCCCGGTATTTTGTATCCTGTTCGTATTGATTTCATCAATGCTCGTGATCGGGTAACGATCGCCCAGGGCATCGATGTTCGATCTAATCCTCTTGCTGTGCCGTCGTTTAACCCTTATACGGTGCGACTTCATCGTTTCTGGGTGCCTATGCAACTTTACCACCCGGAAATGAGGACGAATAGTAGTAAGTTCGATATGAACAATGTTAGTTTTAATTGGATACCCAATGCGTTTACTTCTTCTGCGGTGACTAGTGGCGGCATTTTTTCAAATAATCACGGCTTTCAGAATTCACTTTCTGCTTGGCTCCGTGCCTCCTTGCCGACTCTTCCCCAGGGTACTAGTGTAGGACTTTCTCAGGTCTCGTTGAATAGTACTTCAATGGTTAAAGGTTCGTATGTTAATGCGGATTCTTATCTCGCTTATTGGGATATTGTTCGTAATTACTACGGGTATTCTCAGTGGGGTCTGTATTCTTATGCTTGGCCCGCTGCGTGGACTATCACTCCTAATTCCTCGTCTGATGGTTATAAGATTAACGTTTATTCTGATGCGGCTATTTTTCGTCAGTGTTTCGGAAATATCGAATTTTTAGATGCTTATTATGAGAGTCAATTTTATCCGTCTTCAGTTGGTTCTACAAACAATACTTATAATCGCTGGAATCTTTTTAAGCAGATTGTAAATTCTGATATTTCTGTTTCATCTGCTATTTCTGGTGACGGTTTTCCTGTTGCTGATCATACTCAGTTTGTTTTCACTCGGATTCCAGTTTCTCAGACGAGCACTTCCCTTCCTCCTGACAGCGTCACTATTCAGTTTACCGATTTGTTTACGAAGTGTCATCCTCTTGCGGTTGTACCTTCCAATCCTGATCGATATAGTCGTTTGTTGCCTGTGGGTGTCTCTGACTCCATTTCTATGACTGGTGTTTCTACTATCCCGCAGTTGGCTATTGCTTCGCGTCTTCAGGAGTATAAAGACCTTCTTGGCGCTGGCGGTAATCGTTATTCGGATTGGCTTGAGACTTTCTTTGCTTCGAAGATTGAGCATGTTGACCGCCCCAAGTTGTTGTTTAGCGCTTCGCAGACGGTGAATGTTCAGGTTGTCATGAATCAGGGCGGTACTAATAATTTCTCCCAATCTACCATAGGAGGTGGAGAAGGTAATCCCCTTGGACAGCAGGGTGGTGCTATCGCTTTCAATTCACAACTTGGTCGTGTGCAGTCGTATTATTTTCGTGAGCCCGGTTATATGATTGATATGTTAAGTATTCGACCTGTGTATTATTGGGCGTCGATTCTTCCTGATTATCTTGAATACAATGGCAGCGATTACTTTAACCCCATTTATAACGATATTGGCTATCAGGATGTCTCTTGGTTCAAGCTTGGACTTGCCGCCAATGCTGGTTCTACCATTGCAAGAGAGCCGTGCTTTAACGAATTTCGATCATCTTATGATGAGGTGTTAGGTTCCTTAAACGTTCAGTTTGGTGATACTCATTCTATACCTTTATATTCTTATTGGGTACAGCAGAGAAACATCTCCTGGACAAGTCTTCCCGGTACGGGTTCTGCGTCTCGTTATTTTCCGGCTCTTTTTGTTGACATGTCTCAAGTTAATTCATCTTTTATTTCGAATGTTGAGGACAATTTTTTTGTGAATATGTCTTATTCTGTTCGTAAGAAGAATCTCGTTAATAAAACTTTTGCAATTCGTTTGTCTAATCGTTAATCTGTTGATATTATGGCACTTAATTGGCTTCTTGAAGACCCTCCGCAGTATATTTCGCGTGGTCAACGTATTATGTCGGTTCTTGATGGTTCCGGTTCAGTCGATCTTCTTCCCGGTCGTCCTGATATAGAGGCTACTCAGTCTGATTGGGATAAAGGTGATAAGTTTGACCCTGACCTTGACTTCGACCCTAATAGCTTTTCTCGTATGGATAAGTTTGATGGTCTTGAAGTAGGCCAGGAACTCATTGATTCTGCTCTCGACTCGGGCAAGAATGGGCAGGCGAAGCCTGCGGCCACCAGCACCGAAGGTGATGGTAAGTGACCCCATTCTGTCCGCCCGCAAAGAGGTGAGTGTGAGGCATTTATGCCTTCACTCACCCCCTATAAATCTTCTCTCTGAAGAAAAATAGTTCTTTCTTTACTTGACGATATATGCTACGTGCGCGGACCCCTTCGGCAAGAGTGGGTGAATTGCTGAAGGTTTAATGGTAACGACTGCCGGAGAGGCCGCGTATTTTTCTATCGTTCTTTATTTGATTAATTATGAAACTTAATGAAATTCTCAAATCCAAAAAGTTTTGGTCACTGGTTGCAGCAATCGTGGCTGCCCTTGCGGCTTTTTTCCTCGAATCGTGTACGGCGAGACATTACGTTGTCCAGTCGGCTTCCTCTATCAAATCTGGAGATACCACTAGAACAACGATTACATATGAACAAATAGGTAATTTTAAACGTCCGTAGTTATGCCCGTTCCTGTTATTCCTGCTCTTGCCGCATCTTCGTTCGGCAAACAGTTATTTCAAGGCGCTGCTCAAACTGGCTCTTCCGGTCTTATTTCCGGCGCCATCGGTCAGCTATTTGGCGGTATGAATGCCCGCCGCCAATGGAAATACACTCAGAAACAGATGGCCCTTCAGCAAAAGTACGCCCTAGAGCAAATGCAGAAGCAGGCCGAATATGAATATGGTAATTGGCAAAAGCAGTTCGATTATGAAAATGAATATAATGACCCGTCTAAGGTATTCGAGCGTTATCGTGCTGCCGGTGTTACTCCTGCTGGTGTTTTGGGCAGTTCTGGCGTTGGTGTTAGTGCTACTATACCCGGTGGTTCCGGTGGTTCCGTTGGTGCTAACGGTCCTTCTGGTGGTCTTCCTAGTCCTGGTTCTGGTCCTCTCGATATGACCGCCCTCGGCCAGAATATGCTCACCGCCTCCGAGTCTCGTCGCAACTCTGCGGCTGCCGCCCGCGATCAAGCTGAAGCTGATATTACTAATGCTCAGAATTTTGGTAAAGATCGATTCCTCGCGGCTTTTAATCTTGGCAATCAATTGGTTTCTGCTGGCATTAAAGAAAAGGGTGCCCAGGCCGCCTATGTTGCCGCTCTTCAGACCTGGCAGGATGCTCGTAATCAGTATGCGGATTTGATTGCCACTAACGACTGGCTTAAATCCGTTGGCGAGTGCTCGATGATCTCTGAAGAAAGTCGCCGCCTTCGCGCTCTGAACGACGCCGAAATTCCCCTTATGGACAAGGCGGCTGCTGCTAACATTTCTTATATCCAGGCCATGACCGGCAATTTACGTGCTAATTCGCGAATGACCAATTTACAGGTCGATGATTTCGAGCGGTGGTTTGATGTGAATTGGAACACAGAGATCGAAGTTGATGATGTTGATGAAGACGGCAAACTTCGTGGTAAGCGAAAGATGACCGGTCGCGAGATTGCCGCATATCTCTTAGGTCTCGACTAT